ATAAAAGTTAGTATTAATCAAAATATATTTATTACTTTTGTTTTTTTTATTGTATCGTTTATTCGAGGATATTTTATAAGACGTTTATTTAATAAAAAACAGAAACAATGACCACACACCTCACAATATCGGAATTAATCGCTTTAGGCTTCGAGGAGTTTAAAAAGCATTTTCATGGTGATTTTATGAGCCAACAATGGCAAAAGGGTAAAATATTTGTAAAAACTACATGGGTAACGGAAACGGGTTTTTTTGTTAACCAAGAGGTAAAAATAGATGCTGCTATTAACGACGTTTCAAAAGAGGATTTAATATTTTTAGATAAAATTTTTAATAAATGACACTAACCGAATTAATAAGGAGCGATTATGATAGTCTATTAAAAATGGCTAAAAAAATCGACCCTATTAACGGACAAGACTACCTACATGATGCCTTTATAAAAATACCTCAAGACAAAGATGTTAATATAACCTACATTTATTTCACAATCAAAAACTTAATGATTGACGATATAAGAAAAAATAAAGAGGTTATTTATGATTTGTCAAATATTGATATTATAGAAACACCAACCTTTGATTATAATGTAGGTATATCAGAAATTGAAAACAGATTAACAACGTTCCAAAAGTTGCTTTTAGACTTGATCCGAAATCATAAAATAAGCCTTTTACAAATAAGCAAAGAAACAGAAATTGAATACAAAGTAATTTATAGAAACTATCAAAAGATAAAAAAAATATGCAAGGACTTGGAGATGTAATAAGTTATGTAACGACCTTTTTTGGAGTTGAGCCATGCGAAGCGTGCCTTGAACGTAAAAGAAAATTAAATAGCCTATTCCCTTTTATTAACCCACCAAGTGATAAAGAGCTGGAGTTTTTAGAGGACTTCTTTAGTTGGTATAACGGATTACCGATACCAGCAAACAAAGCACTGAAAATAAAAGTAGCCGAAAAGATATGGGCCAGGATTTACAATGTAGACCTCAATAGAGAATGTCGAACGTGTGGCAGTCAATACCAGGAAAAGTATATCAAACAATTAAAAAACGTTTATGAAAGTAGCCGTTTACCTTAGTCATTTTGGTAAGGTCGGAGGGGTTGAAACAACAACCTTAAACCTTTGCAAAGCCTTAACGCCTTTTCACGATGTAACGCTTGTTATGGAGCAATGCGACAACTGGCAAAGAATAATACAAGATGTATCATGCAACGTTTTTATTTTAGATAAAGACAAGGATTATTACTTTGATACAATTATCATGCAGTCGGCTTGGGGTTACAACCCACTTGACAAATTTCACGCAAAAAAATACATTCAAATTATCCATTCAGATTATACCTACTATTACAAAATGATGAATTGGATTTATGTAGAACACCCGAAAATTAATTATCGTGTTGCAGTTGGGCAGTACGTTAAAGAAACTTTTGAAAAGTTAACGGGTAAAAAAATACATAAAATTATATATAACTTCGTATGATTAGACTTTTAACACTTTCACGCATTCAACCTGAAAAAGGTTTTAAGCGTATGGCTATAATGCAGGACTTAATTAAAGCGCCTTTCATTTGGGATATTTATGGAAGTGGCAATTTAGACCTTTTAAAACCATTAACCAAATGCACATATAAAGGCGTTACAAACGAGGCAAAGGAAGTAATGAAGCAATATGACTTCTTAGTACAATTAAGCGATACAGAGGGTATGCCAATGGTTATTTTGGAGGCTTTAAGCGTAGGCTTGCCAGTTATAACAACTAACTACCCAAGTGCAAAGGAATTAATTACAGATGGAGTTAATGGTTATATCGTAGATTTTGACTTAAAAAATTTGCCAGAGTTGAAAATTTTACCTACTTTTACGTTTATTAATAAATCGTCAGTCAATGACTGGCTTAAAATCTTATAATTATGGTAGAAATATTTGTTTTACAAAACTTTTTTGACGTTGAAAATAAAGTAATCCGTCAAGTGGGCGATAAGTTTAAAGTAACGAAAGCGAGAGCAAACGCAATCTTAAATGCAGAAACAAAAGGATTGATTGAAATCCTATCTATGGAAGCAGAGCCTAAACCTAAAGCTAAATTAAAACGTGGGAAAGCGTAAATACATAGAAACACCTGAAAAGATGTGGGAATACTTTTTAGCTTATAAAAAACAAGTTAAAAGCAATCCTATATTAGTTCAAGACTATGTAGGTAAAGATGCTGAAATGGTTTACCGTAAAAAAGACAGACCATTGACAATTGAGGGGTTTGAAAACTATTTAGAAGACCTTGAAATTATAAGTCATTTATCTGATTATTTTGCTAATACGAATAATAATTATAGCGATTATTCGACCATCTGTTCGCGTATAAAAAGAAATGTAAAGCAAGACCAAATCGAGGGAGGCATGGCAGGAATATACAACCCAAGTATAACGCAAAGATTAAATAATTTAGTTGAAAAGCAAGAGGTAAAACACGAGGTAACAAAATTCGAGTTTGGCAACGATTAAGGGATACAAACCACATGACAATCAAAGATTAATTCATGATAGTATAAACAACGAAAACTATAAGTATTACGTTTGTAATATTGGTAGGCAGTTTGGTAAATCTATGTTAGCAATTAATCAAATCCTTTATTGGATGATTAATTATAATGGTTGTAATATTGGATGGGTATCACCTATTTACAAACAATCAAAAAAAGTATTTGACGATTTAGAAAAAGCAACTGCTAAAAGTGGTTTATTTGAGTATAACCGAACTGAATTACAAGTCAAAGGATTTAAAAGTACTTTATCTTTTTTTAGCGGTGAAAAGCCTGACAATTTAAGAGGTAACACATTTGACTATTTAGTAGTTGATGAGTTTGCTTTTACTCGTCAAAATCTATGGGATGAGGTTTTATCTGCAACAGTTTTAGTAAAAGGTAAAAAGGTTATTTTCATAAGCACACCAAAAGGCAAAAACCATTTTTACACATTATCAAAAACACATAACTACGACGAAAGATATAAGTACTTTCATTTTTCGTCTTATGACAATCCTATGATTGACAAAAGAGATTTAGACGAAAGGCGGAAAACATTACCAGACCACGTATTTAAGCAAGAGTATTTAGCTGAGTTTTTAGATAACAATTCTGGGTTGTTTAAGAACATTCAAGACTGCATAAATATTGCACCAAACAATGGTAATTATTATGGTGGTCTGGATATTGGTAGAGCTGATGACTACACTGTTTTGACAATTATAAACCAAGACAAGCAAGAGGTTTTTATAGATAGGTGGCGTCAAAATGAATGGTCAAAAATTATAGATAATGTAGCTGAAAAGATTAATTTTTATAAAGCCAAAACTTATGTAGAAGTTAATAATCAGGGGGATGTTTTTTTTGAATTATTAAAAAAGAAATGTCCTAACTATGTTCAACCTTTTACAACGACATCAAAAACAAAACCGATGTTAATTGAAAATTTAGCGGTTGCATTTGAAAACTTAGAAATTAATATTTTAAATGTAAATTGGCATATTGACGAACTTGAAGCATTTACTTATATTTACAATTCAAATACTCGCAATGTGCAATATTCTGCACCACAAGGGATGCATGATGATAGTGTTATTAGTTTAGCTTTAGCGTATCAAGCATCTAAAAAAATTAATAGCTTATCAAAATTTGCTTAACTTTTACGTTTATAAGATATGAGAAAAATAACAATACCGACTAAATTAAACGAAATTACTTTAGGGCAATTTATACTATTGCAGGAAAGTGTTAAAGAAGATAACGAGTTTCATACCTCTATGGCTATGATACGCATATTATGTGGCATGACAACGGGCGAGATATTAGCGATGTCATCAAAAGACTTTGACGATATAATCTACACACTATCAGCTACCCTAAAACAAACACCCATACATGAGCCTATCTTTGGGAACTATGGATTTATACCAAACTTTGATAAAATAACAACAGGTGAGTTAATTGATATTGAAACGTTTTTAAAAGATGAGAATATAGTCGGAGCGGTGGGTGTTATGTACCGACCAATTGAAAAGCGATTTGGTAAGCTATACACTATTAATCCATACGATGTAGATAAGGTTATTGAAGAGGATATTTTAGCTTTACCATGTACTGCTTATTTAGGAACTATAAGTTTTTTTTTGACTTTATTAGACGAATTACTGATCTATATCCCGAACTTTATGAGCAAGATACAGATGACGAAATCGCAGAGGGAAACTTTGGAAAAGAATGGGGCTGGTATAGTTCAATTGACGCAGTCGCTGGAGGAGATTTGCGACAACACGAGGCAGTCGTTGCAATCAATGTTCACACCTTTCTATATCATTTAACCTATTTAAAAATAAAAGCACGCAATGAGAAACGCCATCTTAAAAGGATTAGAAATAATCGCTAACTATTTACAAGAAGACCCCGATGTTATATCTATTCAAGCGGTTGACGATGACGAACTTGATGTAAACAAACGAGAGATATACCCACTTGTTAACATACGTTTAAATGGCGTTTCTTTAGACGATAGTACGATGACTTTTGAAGTGACTGCTTTGGATATAAGAAACAAAAAAAAGACCGTACAACGCGATGCATTTAACTTAATTGACGACCGTTGGGATAATTGGGCAATGTGTCATAACATACTTAAAACTTTGCGAGATAAATTAGAGATTAGACGCAATGAAAATGATATTGATTTTGTGAGTAGCAATGAGCCATTGATATTTTCAAACGCTATGCAAAACGGACTTGATGGCATGAGTGTTATATTAACTTTATCATATCCAAATAATACCATAAACCTTTGTAAAGAATGTTAGAGCAGAAAGAAGTTAACGATGCGTTATCGAAGTTTGGCAAATATATGGTCACGCAATCACGAGCTAATTTAAGCCGAAAGGATAAGAATGTTAAAAAGACTTTGTATAATAGTTTGTCTTATTCAGTGGTTACAAATAAGCGTTCGTTTTCATTTTCTTTTTCGATGGAAGACTATGGTAAATTTCAAGACTTGGGCGTTAAAGGTGCAACGAGTTCACAGAAAGCACCAAACAGCCCTTATAGATTTGGAAGCGGAACGGGTAAAAAAGGAGGTTTAACAAGTGGCATAAAAGATTGGGTTAATGCTAAAAAGTTTCAGTTTAAGGATAGGGAAACGGGGCGGTTTTTATCTTATGAGCAAACCGCTAATTTAATAACACGAAGCGTATATCAAAAAGGTATAGCACCAAGTAGATTTTTTAGCAAACCTTTTGAAGCAGGATTTGCAAAACTACCCGATGAATTAATACAAGCCTATGGTCTTTATTTAGAAAACTTTTTAAAATTTAGTACGAAATGAAAAAAATATTTATACGAAGTCCTTACTATATTTCTATTGCAGAAACAGGGCAGGTAGGTAGCAAGGTCGAGTTGAGGTTTAGGTATTACGGGGGTGCATTCCCAACACCTGCTAATTATATTTTAGCGAAAAGAATACCAAGCCCTACGCAATTAGAAACTATTTATAACGTGGCTAATTATGCCAAGGCGTTTATTCAAGCTATTGCACCAAACCTCACAACGGGAGTAGAAGCAAATAATGCTTATTGCTTTATGGAAGTCAAACGATATAACGAAACAGCGATAGGGGTTTACAATCTATTGACGACCGAAACGTTTTGCTGTTTAAATGGTTATTCTTTATATTCTGATGGTGTAAATAAAAGCACAACCGCAAGCGTAGTACCTTTGTTTAATACAAGTATCAATTTACAACGTACTGGTACAATAGCGCTTAATTTCTTTTTAGATACGGGAACATATAATTTTAACGGAGTTAGTTTTACAACAACCGAACCGAGTGTTTATTCATTAACCACAAACCAAAATAGTAACTTATTGGGTGCAACCGCTTTTAATACGCCTTTAGTTTGCGAGCCTAAATATACGCCTAAAGTAGTGTATTTTATTAATCGCTTTGGTGGGTGGCAATCCTTGACTTTCTTTAAAGTAGCAAAAGAAAGCTACCAAACTAAAAGCGAAAAGTTTAAAACATTCCCAGCACAATTATCATACAGCGTTAAGCAAGGGCAAAGCAAAAAGTATAATAACAATGGGCAAAAATCAATCATGTTAAATACGGGGTGGGTAGATGAGAATTACAGCGAATTAATAGAGGATTTGTTATTGAGCGAAAGGGTGTTAATGGATAATAAGCCGATGATAGTTAAAACCGAAAGTATGCAAGTTAAGACCCGTTTAAATGATAAAACAATTAACTATGAAATTGATTTTATGTATAACAACGAAATGATTAATGACGTATGAATGTAGCCTTATTCATATACGATGATAACAACGTAAGGCAACGCCTCGATACGTTTAAAGATGAGACTATTCAGGTCGTTTCAAGCGTGCAAAATATCAATGACATTAGCAAAGTCTTTACCGACTATTCGCAGTCGTTCACTATTCCTGCAAGTGATAACAATAACCAAGTGTTGAAACATTGGTACGATGGTGTGGTTGATGATGGCTTTAATCAACAAAAGAAATACAATGGGTTTATAGAAATTGATACCGAGATATTTCGCATTGGCGTATGGCAGTTAGAGGGAGCGGAAGTTGAGGATAACAAACCGAAAAATTATAAGATTACTTTTTATGGGGTGTTGCGAAGTTTACAAGACCAATTTGGGGAAGACAAACTAAAAGATTTAGATAGCTTACAAGATTTGTCTTTTGAATATACTGCAGCCAACGTTCGCAACAGGGTGCAAGTTGAGAACGATATAATATTCCCACTTATAAGTTCAAAAAGAGTTTGGCAACACGGGGGCGGTGGTGCAAATGATATAAGCACAAATGGACATGGTATTGTGTTTAACGAGTTATTTCCAGCAGTTAGAGTATCAAAGATTTTTGAGGCTATTGAAAACAAATATAACATTAATTTTAGTGGGGTTTTTTTAAATCAAACAAGGTTTACAAAATTATTTTGTTGGTTTAAGAATAGTGATGTTTTAAACATTACGTCAAGTATTGCAAACGTGGATATATTGACACAATCACCTACTAATCCAAGAAATAGACTTATTACAAACACAACAAATAATACTATTCAAAACTTAGGTTTTCCTCCTTTCATTCTTTTTCCTTCCTCAGCAGATAACGTATATGCAATTAGTTTTAGCGTTAATGTTCAAGTGCCTACAAATGTTTCTTATAATTTGTTAGTTTATAGAAATGGTGCTTTATTTACTCAAATTAATGGGGATGATACAAATAACGCAGACTTTGCAGCTATATTTTTACAAACAAGTATTACTCAAAATTCAACTTTTAATGGTATTTATACTTTTAAAATTCAAACATCAATCCCTTGTGCATCAATCCCAATTTCTTTTATAAATACAACATCAAGAAGTGCATTTCCACAATCTGTTATTTCAACAGCAACTGCAACCGCAACAACAACCGCCTTTATGCCTGTTCCTACTTTAGCACCCGATATAAAAGTATCGGAGTTTTTTAGTGGGATTTTAAAAATGTTTAATTTAACGGCTATATCATTCGATGAGGTTAACTATCAATTAGAGCAATTAGAAGATTGGTATTTGCAAGGTGGAATTAAAGATATAACGCAATATACAACGACAGACGTAAAAGTAGATAGGATTAAGGTTTTTAAAAATATTAATTTCAAATATCAAAAAGGGCAATCGTTTGTTAATCAAAATTACAGGGATAGTTTCAATAAAGATTATGGAGATTTGGTGCAACCTTTTACAAATGATGGTCAAGATTATAATGTTACTTTACCTTTTGAAAAGTTGCAATATGTTCGGTTAGGTGCTCCCACAGGCGTTTTAAATGGTTCGCTAAATGTGGCTTATTCTTTGGAGTCCCCAGACTTTAAACCATACATACCCAAACCCGTTTTATTTTATTTATGGGAAAATAGAAATATTCCACATTTTTGGATTAGTGGCACGCAGTTAACAAATTGTTTAATAACGGGAGATTTTACGCAGTTTAATTTTGAATTTCATTCTAATAACTTTGGTCAAGAGCAGTCTATTCAAACAGGTGGGCAATTGCCATTAAGTTTGTTTGCGAATTATTATTCAAACTACCTTACTAATATTTTCAATGAGAAAAATAGGATTTATAAAGTAAAGGCTATTTTACCAACTATTGAATTAGTAAGGCTAAAATTAAATGACCGATTAATTATTAGAGATACAAGATATATCATCAACAACTTTACAACTAACTTATTAACGGGTGTGGTTGACCTTGAACTTATAAAAGATTTTAGAGATGCCTTAGCAATCGTACAAAGAACATTTGTTATTCCCGATGGTGGCGGTTTAGTTGAAGTTCCTATTTTAGATAGTAGCGAAATTTTTACTATTGATAGCGACCCTGACAGCATAATTATAAAAGCTGATTTAATAGGTTTTATTTTAGAAGTTTTAGTCGACAGAAATACGGGAAGTAAGGATTTATTTGCAGTTATTACAGGCTCTAAAGGTTCAGTTATAAATATAATTTTACAAGCATCATGATAAGAGAATTAATAAAAATCATTCAGCAAATGCCACCAACGGCAGGCGAAAATGTGAGAATAGCAAAAGGTAGTAACGAATTAAACTTAAAAACACAATGGCAATTGTTAAAGAAATAGTTATCAACTTAACGGATGATGACGCGAAAAAAGGATTAAACGACATTAACAAACTTTTTAAAGAGGTTGACCAATCCGAACAAAAGGCGGTTGAATCGACTATGTCTTTGCGTGCCGAGTTAAAGAAGTTACAAACCGATTTACAAAGTGGAAAATTAACGGGTGCTGCTTTTGATGAAGGTATCAAAAAAGCGGGTCTGATGAAAGACCAAATCAACGACGTTAACAACCGAATTAAGGCACTTGCAACCGATGCAGCGGATGTTGCTTTGCGTGGTATTGGTGATTTTGCAACGGGTGCAGTCGGTGCATTTTCAGCTGTTCAAGGTGGCATGGCTTTGTTTGGAGATGAAAGCGAAGATGTACAAAAAGCATTAATGAAACTGCAAGGTGCTATGGCTTTGTTAAATGGTGTAACTGCTATTAATAATGCATTACAAGCGGACAGCGCAGGTATGATGGCACTACAAAGCGCAAAGACTACCTTATTAACGGGCGCACAAACGTTATACACAACCGTTTTAGGCACATCAACGGGAGCGTTAAAGGCTTTTAAAATAGCTTTAGTATCGACTGGTATTGGTGCTATTGTTGTAGGTTTGGGTTTATTGGTTGCAAATTTTGAAAGCATAAGTAAATGGGTAACAACGACCATTGAAAAGTTCGGAGGGTGGCGTAAAGTGTTGTTAATGGTTTCACCACCAATATACGCTATCATTAAGGCGTTGGAGATGATGGGAGTTATTGATGATGAGCAAACCTCGAAAGCCAAACGCAATGCAGAGGAGCGTATAAAAGCAAATCAAAAAGAGATAAGAGAATTAGATAAAAAGAAAAAAGCTACGAATGATTACTATGATTTCGAGATACGCAAAGCACAAGCTGCAGGAAAAGATACAGAGGGTTTAGAAAAGAAAAAAAGAGATTCCGCTATAAAAACTGCACGCGAACAAAATGAAATGGATAAAGAGGCTTTAAAAGCAGGGCAAGAAAAATCAGCGGAATGGATTAAACAATGGAATGAACGCCAAGCCGAAATTAAAAAGTTACAACAGGATGGTTTAATTGCAGAGGTTGAAGCTAGAACGAAAGCGTCTGAAAAGTTAAATGAAATACAAACAAAAGAAAGCGAAAAAAGACAATCACTACAACAAAAAGAAGCTGAAAATAGAGCAAAAGAAAATAGAGAAAAATTAAATGAGGATTTAAAAAATGCTAAAGATAATTTTGAACTACAAAGAAAATTAGTAAATGATAATGCTAAATTATCTAAAGATGACAGGAATCAGTTATTAAAACAAATTAACCAAGAGGAAGCGGATGCTATTGTAAATCATAAAAAGTCTTTGCAGGATATTGAAAATAAATATATCACCGATATTGAAAATCTAAATGCAAACACCGACCAAAAAAAATTAGATTTACAAAAGTCAAGGGATTTAAAAGAAATTGAGCAACTTGTAAAAACGGAAGAAGAAAAGCAAATGTTGCTCATTCAGTTTAATGAAAAATATAGAATATTACAAAATGAATTAGACGAAAAAAACCAAATAGAGGCAGACGCAAAAAAAGCCGAAAAATTACTAAACGAAGCAAACAACCCCGAGTTAAACATATATGCACGAATAGAGGCTGTAAGGTTAAGAGAGGAGGCTATAAATAGTATAATATTTGCGAGCGAAGATGCAAGGACTGCATATCAGAAAGCAAACTCAGACGCAAGGACAAAAATAGCGGAAGCCGAGCAAAACGCGAAAATGAATACGCTTAATGTAATGGCTTCAACTTTAAACAAAGCGGGCGAATTATTAGGCAAAGAAACGGCAGCAGGAAAAGCTATGGCGGTTGCAAGTGCAACAATATCAACTTATCAAAGTGCGGTTTCAGCATATGAAGCGGGCGTTTCAGTTGGTGGTCCCGCTGGTTTAGTTTTAGGTCCTGTATCTGCAGCGCTTGCAGTTGCAGCGGGTTTAAAAAATATTAAGTCTATTTTATCAGTTAAAGTCCCGAATGGTGGCGGTGGCGGTGGCGGTGTGCCGAATATATCAACGCCAACAACTGGAGGCGCACCAAGTGCAACGCCTATTTTTAACACTATCGGAGCGAGTCCTGTCAACCAATTAACGAGAGCGTTGGGTGAACAACCACCCGTTCAAGCGTTTGTTGTGGGTTCGCAGGTTACATCACAACAATCTTTAGACAGAAACATCATACAGAATGCCTCTTTAGGAGGGTAAAAGACCAAATTTAATATTAATATACGTTTATAAGTTATGGATACATACGATATTGTTTTCAATCCCGATGAAAAGGAGGGCGTTTTTGCTATAAGTTTAGTAAAAGACCCTGCTATTGAGGTTGATTTTGTGGCGTTATCGCAGGAAAAAATCGAGTTAAAAACCATTGATGAGGACAAACGTATCTTAATGGGAGCGGTTTTAATACCTGATAAAGTAATACCGAGAGATGGTTATAATATTGTATTCTCAAAAGAAACTATTAAGCTATCGCAAGAGTATTTCTTTAAAAGAAACAACCAAAAGAACAGCACAATTGAACACGATACTAACCAATTTGTTGATGGCTTTACAATTATCGAAAGTTGGATAAAAGAGGACAATGAAAAAGATAAGTCTAATCTTTATGGTTATGATCTGCCAGTAGGTACTTGGTTTGCAATGGCAAAAGTTGACAACGATGAGGCATGGACAAAAGTAAAAAGCGGAGAAGTGAAAGGCTTTTCAATTGATGGATATTTTGATACGAACAAACAAATTAATTTAAATACTATGGTAATAACAGAAATTGTTGAAGCAATAAAAACAGGCTTCGCACAGTTGACCTCGCAAAAAGAAGAGGTTGAGGTTAAGTTAGCAGAGGAGGTTGAAACTGAAGTTGAAGTTGAAGCACCCGCTGATGACGTTAAAGAAATGGTTAAGCAAATGGCTATTGAATTTGGAAAACAAATTGAAGAGTTAAAGGCTGAGATTGAAAAATTAAAAGCACCAAAAGAGGAGCTAAAAGAAGAGGAGAAAAAAGAGGAAGAGCCAGTACAAATGACAAAGGCAAAACCAGAGACTTTGGCAGTTCAAGAAATGCCTAAAAACTTAAAAGACAGATTAAAATTAAAACTTAAAAACGTATAAAAAATGGCAACAGAAACAACAATCACATCAAACTACGCTGGTGTAGAAATTAAAGGACCAGACGCTGGAGGTTTCTTTTTAGAAACTTTCAAAGAAGCAGACGCTTTAAAAAATGGTATCTTAACCGTATACCCAAATTTAAATTATGAGTCTTGGTTAAGAAAAGTACAAACTACTAACGGAAGACGTGACTACACTTGTGGACACGTACCAAACGGAAGTGTAACACTTTCTGAAAGACTTTTAAAACCTAAAAAATTCAAAGATGATTTCGACCTTTGTAAGGAGGATTTTAGAGTACAATGGGGCGAGGCTTCAATGGGTGCAAGCGCACACAATGACGCTATGGATAAAAACGCAATGGATGCTATAATCGCAAACAAATTAGCTGACAATGCAGAAGAGTTTGGCGAATTAATCTGGACTGGCGATGATAGTAACGCTGGAGAGTTTGACGGGTTTTTAACCATGTTCGCTACTGATGCAACGGTTATCGATGTTTATTTAGCTGCGATTACTGAAAGCAACGTAGAGGCTGAAATTAAAAAAGCTTTAAATGCCGTACCTGTGGCTTTAAGAAACAAAAGTACTTTAAAAGTATCTGTTTCAGCGAATATTGCACAGGCTTATAACTTCTTTTTAGCTTCTAAAGGTATTCAAAATGGTTTAGGTGGTAACGCCAACACGTCTTTAGTATTCGGTAACTATACTTTAGTGGTTGATAATGGACTTCCTGCAAACACAATTGTAATCGCAGAGCCTAAAAACTTGGCTTTCGGTACTGGTGCATTAGCAGACCACAATGAAATCAAAGTTGTAGACGAAGATACTATCGGTTTATTGACTGGTAAAGTACGTGGAACTATGGTTTATAACGCAGGCGTTCAATACGCTTACGGTGCTGAAATTGTTTGGGCTTCTAATACTCACCCTGTACCTTCTGTATAACCCTTAAATTTATAAAATTATGAGTTGTACAATAACAAAAGGTAGAAGGCTTCAGTGCAAAAACCAAAAGGCAGGTATTAAGAACGTTTATTTTCTTAATTTCGGAAGCTATGGCTTTTCAATAACAAATGGAGTATTGACTTCTATTGGTAGTATCGAAGAAGCTTCTTTTGACCTTTACAAATATGAGGTAAAAGGAGCGAGCGGTTTAGAGGAAACTTGGAACGTAAGCCGAGAAAATGGAACTGCGTTTGTTTCGCAAGTCTTAACTTTGCAATTGCCGAGATTAGATGCCGAAACGCAAAACGAACTTAAACTTTTAGTGTATGGTCGACCTATTGCCTTTGTAGAGGACTACAATGGTAATATTAAAGTGGCTGGTGCATTATCAGGAATGGAAGCAACGGGTGGCATGATTACAACGGGTCAAGCAAGTGGCGATTTAACAGGCTTCACGTTAGAGATGACAGGCGAAGAAGTTGAGGGAGCACCATTTGTAGCTGACGCTTTGAAAAGTGCTTTATTAGCTACTGTAGTAAATAGCTACATTGGCGACACACCGAGTGCATAATAAATTTAGTTAGTTATATATTTAAAAACCGCAAAAGTCAAAATTTTGCGGTTTTTTTCGTTTATAGTATATGAGATATTTTTTAACTAATTTAGAGAAGCAAAAAATAAAATTCATTAGTCGAGCGAGTGTTGACAAAGCCGACTTAATTATTTACGATAAGTATAATAACGAAACAACAACAATAAGTAATTTAAATGTTTATTGCGATAATGGATATTTAACTTTGACTTTTGAACATGAATTTACAAAAGATTTCGTTTATCTATTATCGGTTAAAAATTCAAATAAACTATTATGGCAAGACCTATGCAAAGCAATATAAAAGTAGTTCAATTAGCAAGTTATGTACGCCCTGAAATCCGAGAGGAAAGCGGGCGTAAATGGGTGCTTAATGGTGTGGACAATAAATTTTTTAAATACGTTATTGATAGATATAACGGAAGCCCTACAAACCGAGCGATTATAGATAGCTATAATCAAATGACTTTTGGCTTTGGTTTAAAAGATGAAAATCTTTATAAAATTGTTTCTAAAAAAGAACTGCGAAAAATCATTAAGGACTATATCCTTTTTGGTATGGCTTATATGGAATTAACTTATAAGAATGGCAAAGTCATTAGTATATTTCACACACCAGCAGAAAAATTAGCACCCTCGAAAGCAAACGAAAACGGGGACATTGATAGTTATTGGTATTCATACGATTGGGATGATTTGCATAAATATAAACCTAAACAAATCGACGCTTATAAATTTGGCAAAGGTTCAAATAAAACTGAAATATTTTGTATTAAAGATTACGAGGTAGGTCAGTTTTATTTTTCAAACCCGAGTTATTTAAGTGGTTTACCTTATGCCGAGTTGGAAGAGGAAATCGCAAACTATTGTATTAACCACATTAAGAATGGTTTGTCCTTTGGTCATGTTATTAACATCAATAGTGGGAAGCCTGAAAGCGAGCAACAACTGCATGAGATGTCGAGGGATATTATCAATAAATTAACTGGCAGTAGAAACGCTGGCAAATTTCTTTTATCATTTAATGATAATAAAGAAGTGGCTACAACTGTTGAAGCGTTGGTAGTATCGGATGCGCATGAGCAATATCAATTTTTAAGTGAGGAGGCACGCTCGCAGATTTGCGTATCTCATAAAGTTGTTTCGGGTGCAATATTGGGTATTAATAAAAGTACGGGTTTTAGTAGCAATGCAGAAGAGATAGAAACTGCTTTTAACGAAACAATGCTTAATGTTATACAACCTATTCAAGAAGTTATTTTAGACGCTTTATATCAAGTTTTAAGCGTTGAGGCGGAGTTCATACCATTAAGGGAAGCAAAGAAAGACGAAGCACAAAGCGGAGAGGATATTCAACCCATGCAAATGGCTAAAACTTGCAACCATGGCAAAGAAATTGACAGCATAGCAGACGCTTTAATTGGTTTGGGAGAAGATGTTGATGATAATGAATGGGAGTTGGTTGACGAAAGGCAAATGGTTGGCGCACCAACACTAACAGAAACTGCTTTTAAATTAGCAAAAGTACCTACGAGCTTTCCAAATGTTAAGAGCGAACAAGACACAGACCTATTTAAAATACGCTATCAATATGCACCGCAAACGAATTCAGAAAATAGTCGAGAGTTTTGTGTAAAAATGGTTAAAGCGAACAAGGTATATCGTAAAGAGGACATCGAGTTTGCAGGTCAAAATGTAGTTAATGCAAATTTTGGTCCGAATGGTGCAGATACATATAATATATGGCTTTACAAAGGCGGAGTTTATTGCAACCATTTTTGGATGCGAAAAATATATCTTAGACGTAACAACACATCAATAAGCGTGAACGATGCAAAACGAATGATATTAGAATTAGATCCTGAACAAAGAAAAGATAATAGGCTACAAGAGAACGACCCATTGGTGGCGCAGCCTGCACAAAGTAGCAATAATTGGTTTAAATTAAAGTAAGATGAAATTATTAGTAACAGATAACGAAATTGTACAAGGGTCGATGTTAGGCGGTGCTATTGACGTGGAGCGTTTAAGACAATGTGTTTTAGATGCGCAGGTTACGAGGTTGGAGGAGTTGTTGGGTCAAGAGTTATTTGAATATTTTCAAGATACCGAAACCCCGAGCGGACTTTATGCTACTTTGTTGACTGACTATATTAAGCCATTTTTGATAAAACAAAGCGAGTTAGAATATTTGAAAATAGGTGCTTTTAATATTGCAAATAATGGTATATTTTTACAAGCACCACAAAACACGCAAGCTATAACAGATAAAAATATATCTTTGCTTATTGCACAAGCTCGCAGTAAAGCTGATATGTTTGCTGATAGAATGGTACGTTGGTTATGTAAAAAGCAACTACCTGAATACATTAGAAATTCAGATAATATCGTAAATTATCAAAAGAATAGCATAGGTAGTTGGTTCATTCCTAAACATTATAATATAAGAGAATATGAAGAGTTTTATCCTACAAAAAGAAACGAAGCGTACAACCCTGAATGCGAATAAATTATTAATTTTACTTAAAAAATTAGACGATGCTAAATATAACAATAAAAAGAAATGATACGTTTTTAGCGATGCCTTTTCAGGTTTTTATTAATGGCGATTCTTTAAATTTCGAGCTTGATTATCGTATTGAGTTAATTGCTAAAGTTTCTGATTGTGGGGAGGCGGTTTTAACGTTAAATACAGACGAAGATGGAGGCATGACAATTACAGATGATGCAAACGGAATATTTGAAATTGACCAGCAAATCTTTGATTTAAAAAAAGGTATTTATCCTTATGAGATGACTTTTGAAAATGAAAGTACCGGGACAATTTTCACATGGATAACAGGTAATTTAATCGTTAATTAGTTATGGAAGTTCAAATAAATGTTTACCCACAACAAGAAAACGTAGAGATAGTAACCGAGCCAAATGTTACGAATATCAACGTGACTACTTATGCGGTTATAAACCCACAGGTTTACGATTTAAGCGATTTTACAAACGTTCAGGTTGATAGGTTTGCAAAGTTGTCAGATATTGTATCCTCGATAGCAGGATACGCTACAGAGGCATGGGTAAATAGTAGGGGGTTTATTACAAATGTCATAACTGCTTTAGGCTTTACGCCTGAAAATGTAGCAAACAAAGCTATAAATTTAGCAGGTCCAAACCAAACGACATATCCAACAACGCTAGCGGTAGTAAATGGTTTAGACTTAAAACAAAATAGTTTAGGGTTTACGCCTGAGAATGTAGCAAATAAAAATACGTCTACATCTTTAGGAACAAG